ATTACTAATGGCTGTTATAAAGACTATATTAAAAAAAGCTAAACATGAAGTTGTAGTTAAATTTACAAATGACACAGGAACTAATCAAACTTCAACTTTTGATTTAGATATAGATGCTTTACTAAGCACTGAAGTAGTTGAAGGAACAGTAAAAGTAAATATAATCGAAATACATTGGGCTGGATTAGCAAATAGTCATTTTCATCTAGAAAGAAACAGTGTTAAAATATTTGCTGCACAAGGTTCAGATGCAGATCAATTTATATTTTCAGGATTTGTAGATGGTATACAAAACACTTCTGATATTACTATCTCTATGAATGGTGAAATATATGTTTATGTAGTATTGCGTAAGAATTCAGGATTTGAAAGCAAAATAGAAACTGCTGAATTTGGTTCTTATGATGACAACACTGCTAGAGGTAGTTAGTTAAATGAAACTTATTAGAGAATTTACAGAATCAGTAAAATACTTAATTGAATCTCCAACAACTGCAGGAGCAACTAAGAATTATTTTATTGAAGGAGTATTTTTACAAGGTGAAATTAAAAATCGTAATGGTAGAGTATATCCTATGGATATAATGAGAAAAGAAGTTGAAAGATATACAAAAGAAAATATTGACAAGAATCGTGCGTATGGTGAATTAGGACATCCTGATTCTCCTACTATTAATTTAGATAGAGTATCGCACATGATAAAAGAATTGAAGCTTGAAGGCAATAATTATGTCGGAAAAGCGAAAATAATGGATACACCATATGGTAAAATCGTTAAGAGTTTAATTGACGAGGGTGCTAATTTAGGTGTTTCATCTAGAGGGATGGGATCGTTAAGAGCAAGAAATGACGGAACTCAATTAGTACAAGATGACTTTATGCTAGCGACAGCTGGTGATATAGTTGCTGATCCATCAGCACCAGACGCATTTGTGCGAGGTGTTATGGAAGGAAAAGAGTGGGTGTTCGTTGATGGTAAATTCCTTGAGAAAGACATAGAGCAAGTAAGAAAAGAGATAGCAAGTACAAATAGAATAGCCCTTGCTGAAGCTCAAGCAATACAATTTGCAAACTTTCTTAAGAAAATAAAATAACTAAATATGAATGGAAAACCATTCTTTATACATTTAAATTAGGAGAATATAAATGAAGATCGAACAAACTATCGCAAAGCTGTTAGCTGAAGCGAACAAAGCTAAATCTCTATTATCTGAACAAGATAAAGAGGGAAGTGCTTATGCTATTGGCATGGCAAAAGCTAAAGAAATTACAGGTGATGAACCACCTCTTGAAAAAGAAACAATCAAAAAAGCACACGATATTGCTAAAGGTATTCTTAAGAAAGAAGAAATCAATCCATTCAGTGGTCAAGCATTAAAAACTGAAGAGACTGAAGAAGAAAAGAAAAAAAGAGAAGAAGAAGAAAAGGCAAAAGCAGAAGCAGAAAAATCTACTAAATCTGAATCAGAAGTGGCTCCTAACACAGATGATAAGAAAAAAGAAGATGAAAAAGCTAAAGAAAAAGAAATCGTAAAAGAAACAGAAATGACTGACGACGAAAAGAAAAAAGCTGAAGACGAAGCAAAAGCTAAAGCTGAAAAAGAAAAAGCTGAAGTTAAATCAGAAGCTGAATTAACAGATAAACAAAAAACTTTACCACCTGCATTGCAAAAAGCAATTAAGGATAAAGAAGAAAAAGAAACTGTTAAAGAAGAAACTGAAGAAGAAAAAGCTAAAAGAGAAGCTGAAGAAAAAGCTAAAGCAGAAAAAGAAAAAGCTGAAGTAAAGTCAGAGTCTGAAGATAAAAAAGAAGACGAAAAAGATGAAGATGAAAAAGAAATGAAATCTGAGTCTGAAGATGAGTCAGAAGATGAAGAAGATGAAGATGAAAAAGAAATGAAATCTGAGTCTGAATCTGAAGATGATGAAGAAAAAATTAAAGAAAAAAATGCTAAAAAGCCAGACGAAGTGAAAATGAACGAAAAAACTAATGAATCAGTTAAAGTAGATGTATCTGCTGATGTTGAAGCATTATTAAAAGGTGAAACACTTTCGGAAGACTTTAAAGCAAAAGCAAAAGTAATATTCGAAAACGTAGTAATCAATAGAGTAAAAACTGAGATTGCTCGTATTTCAAATGAATTGACAACTGAAAATGCTAAAAACATGTCAGTTATCAAAGAGAGCCTGATTGAAAAAGTTGATGGATATCTCAGCTATGTAGTTGAGCAGTGGGTCTTACAAAATGAAATCGCTCTTGAATCAGGTATTAAGACTGAAATACTTGAAGACTTTGTAAGTGGTTTAAGAAATTTATTCGAAGACCATTACATTGAAGTACCAAATGAAAGATTTGATGTACTTTCTGATCTTCAAGATCAACTTAATACTACCAAGAAAAAACTTGATGAAGCTACAACTGAAAATGCTAAAATTTCTAAAGCATTTAGTGATTTACGAAAAAGTGAAATCATATCAGTAGTTTCAAAAGATCTAGTGTCAACAGATGCAGAAAAACTTAAATCATTAGCTGAAGAGCTAACGTTTGAAGATGATGCGTCTTTTGAGAGAAAAGTACAGACAATAAGAGATAATTATTTCTCAGCAGTGTCTGCGACTCAAAGTTCTACTAAAACAATAGTAGATACAATAGTGACTGATGAGCCAATCGTTATCAACGAGTCAGCTAAAATAACTGACGTAAAAATAGCTGCATATGCAGAACTATTAACTCGCTCAAAGAAATAAATTTAAAAAACAATAATAACGGAGAAACAAAATGAAAAGTAGACAAGATCTATTAAAAAAATGGGCTCCAGTATTAGATCACGAAGGTGTTGCACCTATTAAAGATGCATACCGAAAAGAAGTGACAGCAGTTCTTCTAGAGAACCAAGAGCGTTCTATTAATGAAGAAAAGCAAGCACTTTTTGAAGCAACTCACGCGAACGCAGCTGGTGCATTACCAGACAGTTCAGGAGTAGCTAAGTTTGATCCAATATTGATCTCATTAGTGCGTAGAGCAATTCCACAAATGATCGCTTATGACATTTGCGGAGTTCAACCTATGACACAACCAACTGGTTTAATATTTGCTATGAAAAGCAGATATACAGCTCAGAATGGTACTGAAGCATTATTTAACGAAGCTGATACAGACTTCGGTGGTACAGGCACGCATGCTGGTTCAAATCCAGTAAGTGGTAGCTATACAACTGGAACTGGTTTAGCAACTACTGATGCTGAAGGATTAGGCGATTCAACAACGTTCAATCAAATGGCGTTTTCAATCGAGAAAACTTCAGTGACTGCGAAAACTCGTGCTTTAAAAGCTGAGTACACAGTTGAATTAGCACAAGATCTAAAATCAGTTCATGGTTTAGATGCTGAGAGTGAATTATCAAATATCCTATCTACTGAAATCCTTGCGGAAATCAATAGAGAAGTAATTAGAACAGTTTACACATCAGCTAGAACAGGAGCTCAAGTCGGCACAACAACTGCTGGTACTTTTGATCTTGATGTAGATTCAAACGGAAGATGGTCAGTTGAGAAATTCAAAGGATTATTATTCCAAGTAGAGAGAGAAGCAAACGTTATAGCACAAGAAACACGTAGAGGAAAAGGTAATTTCATTATCGCTTCTTCTGATGTTGCGAGTGCGTTAGCAATGTCTGGTGCTTTAGACTATGCTCCAGCTCTTTCAACAAATCTTAATGTAGATGAAGCTTCTACAACTTTTGCTGGTGTCCTTAATGGTCGCTACAAAGTGTTTGTAGATCCATATTCTGCTAACAATGCAGCGAATCAGTTGCTATTAGTAGGATACAAAGGTAGTTCAGCATTTGATGCTGGAATATTCTATTGTCCATACGTTCCATTACAATTGGTGCGTGCAGTAGATCCTTCTACATTCCAACCAAAAATAGCGTTTAAAACACGTTATGGTATGGTAGCGAATCCATTCGCAGGATTAACATCAAATACTAACTTCTACTACAGAAAAGTAGCAGTGACGAATTTAATGTAATCTAAGAAGTTGATTATATAATTTTAAAGGGGGGGATGAATTAATCTCCCCCTTTTTCATTTATACTAAATAATTATAATATGACTCTTAAAACTTCAAATAAACCATCAAACACTAACCCACTTAATCCTAACGGATTTTCTTTTTCATTTGCACGTATTCCAAATGTAAATTATTTCGTTCAGTCGATTAATATACCTGATCTTACATTAGGTGAAGTTGTTCAAGCAACTCCACTTTCAGATGCTTACATTCCAGGAGAAAAACTTGTTTATGGTGTTTGTAATTTAGAATTTATAGTAGATGAAGATATGGAAAATTATCTCGCACTATATCGTTGGATGGTCGCTCTTGGCAAACCAAGAAACTATGAACAATATTTAAATTTTCCAACTACCGACACTGAAGCTTATAAAGCAAATTTAAAAGAATTAGCAAAAAATTATTCAGATGGCACATTATTAATACTAAATAATAATAACGGAATTAGTAAAATAATCACGTTTAAAGATATGTTTCCAACAGGATTGTCGTCGATGACATTCGATTCTAAAAATACTGATGTGACTTATATTACAAATAGCGTGACCCT